GTCAAAAGCAACGGCTACACCGCCGGCAGTTCGATCAGGATAGAGCCGAAAGCCAACGGCATATCAGTCGTCCATCAACTCAAGGAATCGACAGCGCTGAATGTCTGCGAAATCAAAAGCGATCTGATTAAAGAAAGTAAAGAATCGCGACTGACAGGCGAATCGCCAAAGGTTGAGTGCGGGCGCGTTATCCTTGTTGCCGGCGCATGGAACGATGCTTTTGTCGGGCAGGTGTGCGGTTTCCCGAACAAGCCGCACGATGAATACGTAGACTTGCTTTCATACGCGGCCGATTATCATTTGCACGACAAAAAACCGATAGATTTATCACGGCTGGCCAAATTAGTACATTAATTAACAAATTAAAAATAACAGCATTATGGCAAAAACATTAGAGGAAATACTGAAATTAAACCCCGAAGATGCGGTAAAAGAGTTAAGAAAGAAAACGATTGAAATCCCGTCATGGGATGATCTGGAAAAGGAGTACAATCCGCAAAAGCACCCTGTGATTACAGATAAAACGTATGCCGATGTAATAGACGCAAACGGCAACATGGAAAAAGTGTCAAGGGTGACGGAAGGATTGCAGCGGCTGGCCGTTGAGCGCATGGTCGGGCTGGCTTTTGGCATCCCCGTGAAAAGGATTTACAGGCCAAAGGCTGACGACGAAAACGAGAAAACAGTTGCAAAGGCGATTGAATCTGTTTTGACGCAAAACAGAATAAATACGGCCAACATAGAGCGCAGCCGGATGCTGTTTGCCGGCTGCGAAGCGGCGACAATCTGGTTTGCCGTTGAACAGCCAAATTCGCTTTACGGTTTCGACAGCAAGCTGAAACTCCGCTGCCGGCATTACTCACAGATGAAGGGCGACGGTATCTATCCGCTCTTTGATCCCGACACCGACGATCTGATCGCGCTTTCGTTTTATTACAAACGCAAAGAAGACGACAGGGACGTTGAATATCTTGATGTTTATACGGCCGACAAACATATCCGGTTTAAAAAAGCGGATAAGGAATGGGAAAGAGAGGACAGGGCGTTTTCAGTCGGGAAAATACCCGCCGTGTATTGTTTTCGGCCGACACCGGTCTGGGAAGATTTGTCAAACAACGTCTACGAGCGTGAGTGGACTTTCAGCCGTAACGGAAACTACCTGCGCAAAAATCTGAAACCCATCGTCGCGCTTTTTGCCGACGAGGAAATTCCGTTCAATAAGGAACAAAGCGAAAACAGGGAGTTTAAAACAGTCGTACAGTACCCGAAAGGCTCTGAATTAAAGTACGTAACATGGGAACAGGCTATCGAAAACCTGAAATTCTTCACCAACGAACTGAAACAGTCGTTTTTCACGCAGCTTCAATTGCCTGACATAAGTTATGATAACATGAAAACAACTCCGATGTCAGGCGAATCGCGCAAAATGCTGCTTATCGACGCCATGCTGAAAGTCACACAGGAAAGCGGGCGGCTGCTTGAGATGTTCGACCGTGAAATCAACGTCATCAAAGCGTTTCTGAAGGTTATGATGCCCGGCATGGACGCGGCGATTGACGGTTTAAAGGTTGAAAATCAAATTATCCCCTTCACAATCACAGACGATAAGGACACGATCGGAAATATTATGACAGCGACGGCCGGCAAACCGATCATGTCACAGCTTGAGGGCATTCAGAATCTCGGCTGGTCTGACAACGCGGAGGAGACGCTGCGGCAGATCAGGGAAGAAGGCAGCCTGGATGCGTTTGAACCGACCGTATAACAGGGGATGGCGCTCAACAAATGGGATAAGCAACACCTGCTCAATCTCGGATTAACGCAACGACAGATTGATAGCATATTCGACGAGGCGGTAAAAGAAGCCGCCGCAATCGGCGTCTCTTTGCATGATATAAACCCCGACAGGCCGTTTGATTTCGCCGACTACCCAATAACAAAAGCGCGAATCGAAAAACTGCTTAAAAAACTGCAAAACAACATTGAAACGGCAGTTGTGAACGGCGTCCGCTCTGCCTGGACGCTGGCGAACAATAAAAACAGCGCGCTTTGCGACCGTGTTTTCGGCGACAATAAAAGCAAACTCACCAAAGAACAGGAACGGAAATATTACAGCAACAACGACAAGGCGCTTGAGGCGTTCATTAAACGCAAGACAGCCGGATTAAACCTGTCCGACCGCGTTTGGAGCTATACAGACGGTTTTAAGAATGAAATCGAAATGGGACTTGACCTTGGGATACGCAACGGACTGTCGGCGGCCGAGATGGCGCGCGATCTGAAACAGTACCTGCGCGAACCCGACCGGCTTTTCAGGCGCGTCCGTGATGAGCACGGGCAGTTGCATCTATCGAAGGCCGCTAAAGCATATAATCCTGGCGCCGGCCATTACAGGTCATCTTATAAAAATGCCATGCGCCTGGCGCGGACAGAAAACAACATGGCCTACCGCACAGCCGATTACGAACGCTGGCAACGGAACGATTCCGTTGTCGGGATTGAAATCCGCCTGTCAAACAACCACACGCTGAACGGCAAGCCTTTTACGGATATTTGCGATGAATTAGCAGGCAAATACCCGAAGACGTTCAAATTCACAGGCTGGCATCCGCAGTGCCGCTGTTTTGCGATTCCCGTAATGAAAACACAGGAGGAGTTAAAAGAGGATTACCGGAAAATCGAAAACGGCGAAGAGACGGATAATGAAAGCGTGAATAAGGTAAAAGACGTGCCGGAAGGCTTCAAAAAATGGGTGGCTGAAAACAAAGGCAGGATTGAAGCGGCTGACAAACGGGATACTTTGCCGTATTTTCTACGGGATAACAGAAAGTTGTGGGAATTCGGACAATCTGTTAAACCTGAAAAATCTGACACCGTGAAAGCCGGCATACAGGCGCGATGGGACGAAAGAAAAAAACAGAACGCACGCATCATCGAGACAGCCGGCCGCGTTTTGAGCGTATCGAAAACATACCACGAAGTAGACACGGAAACACTTAAACAGTTGATGTTATCGGGCAGCGTCAAGAAAATTCAGGCCGAAACACGGGCGGTTGCAAAGGCAATCGCCGAAGTGCGCAAAGATGACCGCTACCTGTCCGCTCTTATCCCCGACGTCAGAAAATGGAAACAGCAATTTACATCGGCGGAACTGCATCAGGTTTATAATTCCACGAAGGCGAAAATCGCTGCATGGGAAAATCTAACACTTGAACAGCAACTGAAAAAGGTTGATTTTGAGCTTGATTATGTATTGAAAAACAAGAAATACAGTACCTGGGAGGTTGCGCACGAGGTATATAAGAAGCGGCTCGCGGAAGTTGAGTATCTCATAGATAAAGGGAAAATACAAGAGAGCGTATCAAATGCGCTGTCATTTGCCGTTACAACAAACAGTACAAAGATCAAAAAGCTGGCAAAAGAGATGAACTTAATGTTTTCAGGGAATGAATCGATCGGCACCCTGAAAGCAAAAGCATCCGCACTCAATAAAGCAGTTGCTCTGGCTGAGAAAAACAGCCTTTCAAAAACAGTAAAACAAAATGTCGATGCTGATATGAAAAATATTCTAAAATCATACACACCCGAAGAAAAAGAGAAATACAAATCACTGTTGCTCAAATATCACGAGTCATTATTTAAATCCGGCAACGATCTTTTCAACTGGGAAGTTGAGTCGGCAAGGCTTAAATTAACAGAATACGTGCACAGCCTGTCGGAAAAATATCATTCTCAACAGAAATCTGTATTATCTGCAAACGAAGTAAAGAAAGCCGAAATAGCGCTGAAGAACTATTTAGCCGAAAAGCCAATAAACCCGAATTATATATTCGGTTCTGAAATAGGGGGCGTATATCAAAGTTTAAAGAGAGAAAGAGAGCTGTACGCTAAGACTTTAGGAAATGTAACACCCGAAGAATTATCTTTAATTACGCGCTTCACAAACGGTTCTACATTTTCAAACGCTTATAATCTAAAAGATACGTCATCATATTGGCGTAAAGTCTGGGAAGATAAGACACGCGGCCTGAAACCGGACGAAATCAAAAAGATTGAAAGAATAATTGAAGAGTATACAAAGGCAACAAATGGCGTCATTAACAAACTGAGACGCTACGATTCGTATGTATACCGTGGCGTTAAAAACGATGGTGCTGCCGAGATGATTGATGAATTTAACCGTGTGTGGAACTCAAAAAACAAGGTGTGGATTAATCCAAATCATGCGAGTTCGAGCACTCATTCAAGAGTAGCGTTAGGGTTTGATGATTCCGGGAAAAACGATTTAATAATTGTAATAAAAAACAAGACAGGTGGTTATATTGCTGCCATCTCAGAATATAATACGGAATTTGAGGTATTATTGATGAAAGGGGCAAAATATAAGATGAAGAAAGCGCCGTATATGAAAAACGGAAAAACCTTTGTGGAATTGACAGAGATTTAATCAAAATAGGCGCTATCATGGATTCCATATATATCATCACCGGCAAGATACAGTTCTGCGATTTCTTTTGATGTGAGATTGGGATTTAATTCGGCTTCATCTTCTGTAGGCAATGTCTTCAGAAATTCAAGATAAGCCAATCTTTCAGGGTGGTCATTCGCGTATCCATCTATACCGCACTCTTTTACGCTTAGGTAGCTACTGTTAAACTTTCCTTTTAAATACGATTCTGTTGCTCTTTCAACCGACTCTTCCCATGTTATATCAGCAAGGTTAGATTCGTTTTGCCAATGCCATTCCCGAATATAAGCGAGCATGGTAGACGAAAGTTTATCCCGTTCTTTTTTATCATGAAGTTTAACCATTTCTTTGATTTTTTCATTACTTACGGATGTGATTAGCATACTATACCTCTATTCTTTTAATAATTTACGAGCTATTTTATAATTAGGATAAAATTTACTTACTTCATACCAAAAATTAGGGGAATGATTAGCTTCTTTGAAGTGACATAGTTCATGAATAATAACATAGTCAATTAACGATACATCAAATTCATATAAC